GAGAAAGAAAAAGAAAAAGAAGACGAGTTTAGAGGTATGCCTCCATGTTTAGTTATTTTACTAAGTGATGGAGTTCCAAATGGTCAAAGAAACAGTTGCATGTTTAACGTTGGAATTTATTTAAAGAAGCGATACCCAGAGAAAGACGAATGGAAGAGTTTTATGTATGACTACAATAAAAAATTTATGAAACCTCCCCTAGACGCAACAGAAATAGAAACTTTAAATGAATCTTTGAATGAAAAAGAGTATCATTATAAATGTAAGGATGAACCTATAGCAAGTTTTTGTGATGCAAAAAAATGTGTAACTAGAGAATTTGGGGTTGGAGATAATGCTCCTGTTCCTGAAATGTCTGAAATAAGAAAGTATGATTCAGATCCTCCAATATATTTTGTATCCATAGGAGGAGAAAGTGTTGAAGTTGATGATGCGACATTACACGACCCAGAGAAATTTTCTTTAGCTTGTATGAATCAAATTGGTAAACCAATGATGCCTGTTCCAAAACATGCATGGAGAAAATTACTAATAAAATTATTCGCTAAAATAGAAGTTATACCAGCACCAGCTTCTTCTAAAGTTGATGTACAATTAAGAGAAATACTAGCAGATTATATAAATAAAACACCAGGAAGAGAGATGGAAGATGTTTTGAGAGGAATTGCATATACGGACGAAGAAGGAATTAGTTATTTTAAATTTCCAAGATTTTGGAAGTATTTACTAAAGACTAAATCTTGGGCTGAAAAAACTTATCCTAAAGGAAAGACAATTAGACTAATGGAAACATTATTTGGAGTAGAAGAGAAGACTAAAAAAGTATCTGGAAAAAATAATCGAGTTATGGTTATGAAAACTATAAAACTTGATAGACCTAATCCTAGAATTAATGAAAAGAAAAAAGAGCCATGGGAATAAGAACAGTTATACCTGGGCCTCCAGGGACAGGAAAAACTTTTAGACTTGTTAACCATTATTTAGAAAAAGAAATTAATAAGTATCAAACAGATCCTCAGAAAATAATTTTTATATCCTACAGTAATGCTGCGATTAATGATGTAAGTATAAAACATAACCTTTTATATATCTCTACAATGCACAGGTTAGGAACAAAAGAACTTAAAATTAATACTGAAAAACTCCTACTTCAAGGTAAAAGAAAATGGGATATATTTAAAAATCAAGAAGGACATGAGGCTTATAGGGAAATGTCTTTTGAAACTAAATTAGATGCTGCAGGTAATCCACAGTACGAAAATAATCACATGCGAATAATACAATATGCTAGAGCTAAAAAAATAGACTTGGAGCGAGCAGCTTTTGAACTATCGCTGGAACATGGAGAAATAGATTTTACTTATCAATTAAATCAAGACTTAATAACATTTAAAAAACATTCTAAAATGATAGAATTTCATGATATGATAAAGTTATTTGAAGAAAAAGACAGAATGAATAACCCGGACAGTTTAATTAGTGATGTTGAAGTAGTTTTTTTAGATGAAGCACAAGATTTAAGCCCCTCACAATTTGATATGTTTTTCTACATAGAAAAAAATTGTAAAAGATCCTACATAGCAGGAGATGATGATCAAACTATTTATACTTTTCAAGGAGCTGACCCAAACATATTTATAAATTTAGAAAAACAAAACTTACCTAAAGGATGGAAAGCAGAAAAAGATGAACAAATTCAGTCTCATCGAGTTCCAATAAAAATTCACGCTAAAGCTTTAAAAGTTTTAGATCAAATTCCAGCGGATGATCGATTAGAGAAACCTTGGAAACCTAGAGACACTGAAGGAGAAATTTTTGAACACTATTATTTAGATAACATAGATTTTACCGAGGGAAACTGGATGGTATTAGCTATGACTAATAAATTTTTAGACGAAATAGGAGAACATTTTTTTAGAATTGGGATGAGATTTAAGCGTAAAATAAATAATATTTTAACCGGGGATGTTTTAAGGTCATACAGGACCTGGATTCGTTTACAAAAAGGTGAAGTGGTTGAAGGAAAAGATGCTAAAAAAATGTATGAAACATTTCTCCGGTATAAAGACGGACATGTAGCGCATGGATTCTCTAGTGGAGATTCTTTAGAAGGGATAGAATATATAAGCTTAAATGAACTAAAAAAAGATCACGGGCTGCGAGCAGCGGGAAGCTGGGAGCAATTTAAAATTGGTGAAGACACTAAAAATTATATGAAAGCTTTACTAAAAAGAGGAGATGATCTCATGGATGATTCTAAAATTGAATTATCTACTATACATGGAGCAAAAGGAAGAGAATGTGAAAATGTTGTTTTATTTACAGATTATGGAACAGAAGAACAAAGGCTTTTTTTATTAGAAGCTGAAAGAAATCCAAATGCACAGCATAGATTAATGTTTGTTGGAATAACTCGGACTAAACAAAGATTGTATATTATGGCTCCTTTAACAACTAAATATTATACGATAGGAGAACCTATTGTATGAGTGCCTATGACAAACAAATTGGAGGATCCCATTATCGGTCTTTAAAAATCCAGCCAAGCAAATTTGTAATTGAGAATGAATTGCTTTTCCCAGAAGGAAATGTTATTAAATACATCTGTCGACACAGATTTAAAAACGGAAAGGAAGATTTGTTAAAAGCCATTCACTTTATTGAAATGATTATTGAGAGAGATTATTCACACACAGAAGAAAATCCATTGAAAAAGAAAAATTACTGGGGAATTTTAAAAAGATAATGTGGCAAGCAACAAAAGAATGGGTATGCCCCGAATCATTTCCAGATTTACGAAATTATAAATGTATTTCTATAGATTTAGAAACAAAAGACCCTGGACTAAAAACTAGAGGTTCTGGAGCTTTAGTTCACAATGGTGCTATAGTGGGGGTAGCAGTAGCTGTTGATGGATGGTCAGGGTATTACCCTTTTGGCCATGATCAAGGAAATTTTTTTGATGAAAAAAGAGTTATGGAATGGGTTAAAGAAGTTTGCGCCCTACCTTCAATTAAAATATTTCATAACGCCATGTATGATGTCTGTTGGCTAAAAGCTTATGGAATTAAAGTAAGAGGAACCATAATAGATACTATGGTCATGACATCTTTGATAGATGAAAATAGATTATTTTATTCATTAAACAGTGTTTCATATGATTATCTTAGAGAAGTTAAAGATGAAAAAGCTTTAACTGAAGAAGCTGAAAAAAGAGGAATAGATCCCAAAGCTGAAATGTATAAACTTCCAGCCATGTATGTAGGAGCTTATGCTGAAAAAGATGCAGAATTAACATTAAAACTTTACAAAGTTTTAAGCGAAAAAATAAAAGAAGAAAACTTAGAAGAAATATTTAAGTTAGAAACAGATCTTTTTCCTTGCTTAATAGATATGAAGGTTAAAGGCGTTCGCGTAGATGTCCAAAAAGCGCACTTATTGAAAGAAGAGCTACTTGGACAAGAAAAGCTATTGCTGCAAGAGATAAAAAAAGAAACACAAATAGAAGTTCAGTTAATGGCCGCAAGAAGTGTTGCCAAAGTTTTTGATAAACTTGGTTTACCATACGAAAGAACTGCAAAATCAAAAGCGCCATCCTTTACTAAAAATTTTATTTCTAATCATAGTCACCCAGTAGTCAGGATGATTGCTCAAGCTAGAGAAGTTAACAAAGCTCATACTACTTTTATTGATACCATAATTAGATATGAACATAAAGGCAGAATACATGCAGATATTAATCCAGTAAGATCTGATGGTGCCGGCACTGTAACAGGGAGATTTTCATATAGTAATCCAAACCTTCAACAAATTCCTGCTCGTAATAAAGATTTAGGACCAAAAATCAGAAGTTTATTTATACCAGAAGAAGGATGTAAGTGGGGTTGTTTTGATTACTCACAACAAGAACCAAGACTTGTAGTACATTACGCAGCAAAGAGTACTCTTTCTAGTGATGAATCAGTATCTAAAATTGTAGAAAAATTCAAAAAAGGATCAGTTGATTTCCATCAAATTGTAGCTGATATGGCTAGCATAGAAAGAACTCAAGCTAAAACAATTAATTTAGGATTATTTTATGGAATGGGAAAGGCTAAACTTCAAGCTGAATTAGGAGTCAGTCAAAAAGAGGCTGCTGACCTTTTTGATAAATACCATGAAAGTGTTCCTTTTGTTAAAAATTTAATGGATAAAACGACTCAAACAGCAGAAGAGGACGGATGTATCAGAACTTTACTGAGAAGAAGGTGTAATTTTAAAAAATACGAAATTAATGAATTTAGAAGAGGGAAGCTTTCTGTTACTGGTACAAGAGCAGAGATGGAGGAAAACTATATTGAACAGTATAAGAAAAAATATCCAGAAGCAAAAGAGGAGAAAATAGATATGATTAGAAAAATTTTAAAAAGAGAAGATCAAACTCTTATAAAAAGAGCATTTACATATAAAGCTTTAAACAAATTAATTCAGGGTTCTGCAGCAGATATGACTAAAAAAGCAATGGTAGACCTGTATAAAGAGAATATAATTCCTCATATACAAATTCATGATGAATTAGATATATCAATACCAAATAAAACTAATGAAAAAGAGTCTCAAAAAGTTGTTGAGATTATGGAAAATGCTGTTAAATTAGCGATTCCAAATAAAGTGGATTATGAATTTGGAAAAAACTGGGGAGATATATACGATTAGGAGGAAACATGGAAATGATAAGAGAAGCAATTGAGCACATGTGGAAAGATCACAGAAAA